TGGCCAGGAAATTCTCAATATGCGGAATCGAATGTATGACACAGGCCGCATGAACAACCTCTCCCCAATCGAGAAACAGATGGTTGGTCCAGGTCTCGGTGTGAGTGCCGATGTTCCAGCTATCGGTGGTTATCAGCAGATGTTCCGGGTGAACCCCATAAATGTAGGCGAGTACCGTCTCACGACCCTTCCAGGTCGCTCTGGTCCCGCCTTTGATCTTACAGGCGGTCGCGCGGCGGTTGTTGGCGAATTGACCCATAATAAACCAGAAACTACCGCGTTCCTCCCAACGCGTCTTCCACCCATGTTTGGTCGCGCTCAAGGCATGTCTGGTGCTATTCCACGACAGGAACACGAGAAAACAAAGAGAACAACGAACCGTTCGGAAACTGGTCATCGCGCGGATGGCCTTGGCTTCAATGGCGCCAAGCGTTTTGTTTCAGCCCAAACGATGCCACAAGACCCAACTCGCTTCAAGAGTGACCGCAATGACATACAATTCGCCTATGCGAGCCACGCGGCTCCAGGTATTACCAACTTCCGTGGTGCCTACGAGACGAGTGCGGCTGCTCAGATTGAGACCAAGAATAACGAGGAATTGATGAAGTACGGCTTCCGTCCCGAAGATCGTCGTGGTAAGGCGAACCGTATGGGTAATCCAGGGCGTATGAACGTGCGAGAGTCTGCCCTCAAGCAAGGCGGTGCCCTCACCGCGGTTCGTTCCGACACGACGCGCATCGACGGACGCTTTGCTCCAATGAATGGCGCCTGGACACAAAACTACCAACAGAAGCCATTCCACCAGTTCAATGCGTACAAGGGTAACGAGAACCCCAACTCCCGCAACTTGGACATCGCGAAGAGACAACTCCAAAATAACCCACTGGCGCACCACATTTATTAGGTGTTCCCTGCATTTAGACAAAAACAATCATTAAAATATTGTGCCTATATTTTAATGAAGGTTCATACCCTTGACATAGATAGCAGTGAGAGAGACACAAATGTCTACACGTATGCGAATAACTATGTCGTGACGCTTAGAGAGCCCATCTATGACGTCACCAAGATAACTTTACTTTCTGCTCGCATACCGACGCCTCAACTGACGACGTGTTCAACGAATAAGACATTCGCTATTTATGACTCCGGGGCACCAGATGATGTCATTGAGGTGACCCTTGATGAAACGAATTATGCATCTGGTACCACACTCGCGAGCGATCTCGACACGAAAATGCAACCACCTCTCACGTGTATAGATTCCGTTGTATTTGATTCTGATACACAAGCACTCACATTTTCAAACACAGTGGCGAGTAATACGTTCACTTTTAAGTTTTTTGATGGGACAAATGGGTATCTCAGTGACACAGCCTTCACAACACCACATCAAGTCATGGGATTCTCATCTAAGAATCCACCTGTGGGTACCTCCATTGTGTCCGGTATGATCAATTTGGAGGGACCAAACTCTCTCGTGCTTCGTCTCACTACTGGTTCCGATGAGTTCACAAAGACGGTGTATTCAAAGACACCCTTCTACACGGGGCATATCCTTCTAAATGGCTCAGACTTCATAAACTACAGTCATGCCGATGATCCCCTCACACATGAGTTCTACAAGGGACCCCAAAAGTACATCAAAGAGATTCAAATTGAGTTCTTCTACATGAGTCATGGTCGGCTGATTCCCTATGACTTTAGAAATCAAGATCATGTACTGAAGTTTGAAATTGCCTGTTCTACAGATAAACTTGAGGGACTTCCAAAAGTTCCACTGGAAACTGTGGAGGATGAAGCCCCCCCTGAGCCACAAATAAGTATCCCTGATGTGATAGTGGATTCTTATAAATGGAAAATTGGATTAATCATTCTTGTTGGTATCGTATTACTACTGCTAATGAAGCGTCGCCCCAAACTTAGCGAGTAATCGCGAAGACTGGTTGCGCTGGCTTGGAGACACGAGTGGAGATGCGCGCGATGACCATGTAGACAACGATGGACAAGAGGGTGGTGAGGATAGCGGTGAGGGTGTACTGAGCACCACCGTTCTTTGGCACCTTGATGAGTTGTTGGATGACCCAGCGAACCAAGTCCATCCAGCTCATGGCGGCGGCGAAGGAGAAGCCCGCAACAATGGCGTTGAGGGACTGGGTTTCCAATTCTTGGGTCACGAGGTTAACGGTTTGCATAGCGCGGGCGGTCATGTCAGCCATAGTGAGTTTTATACTATATCCACGGAAAATAATTTTATTCTGGAAGAAGCTCCTCCTTTTGGACAATCTTTTTATACTTTGGTCGCCTGATCATTTGGGATTTTGCGAATATCTGTTCCTCACCATCCTCGGAATCTCCATCGGTGCTCGTATCCGAATCATCATCCGCCACTTTGAATGATTTATATTCAGAAATCGTCCATCCCTCCGGATCCGATGTACTCATTACTATTAATAGCATTTTTTAACATCTCTTCTACCGGGCTTTGAGGCACCCAAGTGTCCCAACGATCATAGGCTTCATTCATTTGCCTGAACGTGGGATCTTCACCTGTGTATCTCTCAAAGGGGGGACAATCCTCCGGGTCCACTTCCTCGAGGCTGTCCTCATCTGAGGATTCCTCGTTATAGACTTCTGGGAAGAGGGAGCCTATATTTTGACCAACTGTGTACATCACACAATACTTGATCGCATATTCCATGTCTTCTGGGAGAACTGTATCCCTTCCACATGCTTTGGAATATTCGGCTGCGAGCACCATACTTCTTTCGAGAACTGGGAGAAGTATGCCAATGAGGGCGTTTTGTTGGGCTTCTTCGTAAGCCCCCGACGATTCACCAAAACCAGTCTTCATTAGTATTTAACGTCAAAAAGAGTTCGTCCCGTTTCCTCAGTAACACGGAAGATGTTATGACTCAATGCGTATACTCGCAATTGTCTCTTATAATCTGTACATGGTGTGAGACTTAGGTTAAGAATCTGTTCCTTCACGAGACTAAAGTTGATTTGTCCAGTTGGATGCCATTTCTCTGGTTCAAGAGCAAAACTGTAGGAATAGAACCGTCTGATGAGTTGTGTCTTGGAGTGATGAATGGCAGCTTGGACTGCTTTGAGGAATATGACGTTCCCGGTTTCTTGTGTA